AGTGAATAAAAGAGAAACTTCCTATGAAGGACTTGTATCCCAGTTTGAAAATGGAGAAGATGGTGTTTATAACATCACAAATAATGACAAACACGTAATATTCCAACCAAAAATTTCAATAACAAAGAAAGATAGAGAAGATATACCAGAATTATCACAAACAGATGAAGCTATTGCGGCCTGGAGTGAGCGTCTCAAAAGATGCGAGGGTCGTGATGCATACATCGCCAAAACAGCACAAATAGACGCAAGAAAAGATCAATATATAATTAAACAACATCGTAAGCCTCCTGTTCAAGCTATGCATTTAGTGCATTCTGAACACCACACAGTTTTACCAGATGATACATGGATTGATGAAGATGGGAATGTAGTTTCAGAAGGAGTGTCCTTAACAAATCCTACCGTCTGCTCAATAATTCTATGCAATTATTCTAAGTTGCGCCAGAATTGTTATGGAGACTTTTTTAGCGATACTTGATATCTTATGGAGGAATTTGATAAGGTTAGTTTGCGCGCATTGCATGACAAGCCTTTATATTACCGCTTAGTAGAATGTAAGATTGACGGTATGCAAAATGTAGAAATACAGGAAGTTTTAGAAGAAGAATTTGGCATTAAACACAGTCTTGAATATATCTCATCCCTTTGACGCAATAAAATACCTATTCTAATTGCGTCTGCGGCAGAAGATGATTTTCTTGACTGATATTATTTAAACATTGAAAAAGGTGTTTATAAACGTTGTAGCAGATGCGGTCAAATAAAATTAGCTCATAATAAATATTTTAGCAAAAATAAAACAAGTAAAGATGGGTTCTATTCCATCTGTAAAGAATGTCGTAATAAGAAAAAGCCTAAATTTGAAGAAGATGGACAAAATCCCCCAATCTCATTCTCTAATTCTAATAAATAGAAAAGGAGGAATAATTTATGGCTGATGTAAGCAAGAAAGATTTAATATTTTGTGAAAAATGTCATAGAACTTTAAAAAGGTCAGAATTTTATAAATCAAACAATTTAGAAAAATATCCAAACGGCGGAACTATTCCTATTTGTAAGAAGTGCGCGACAATGCACGTTAATAATTGAGACCCATCCACATTTCTTTGGATTCTTCAAGAAGCTGATGTCCCTTATATTCCAAAAGAATGGGATCAGCTTTTAATGTCGTATGGAACTGATAAATCTAAAGTTACTGGCTTAACTATTATTGGACGATATATTGGTAAGATGCATCTTAATCAATATAAAAAGTATCGCTGGAGAGATAGTGAGGCACTTCGGTTAAAAGACGAAAAAGAGCTTACCGAAGCGATGGAACGTCAAGGTAAGAGCCAAACAGAAATAGATGAGGTTCTTGAAGCTAACCGATTTATAATTCCAGAAGGCGAACTTAAAGAACCTGAGACTGCGGTTGCGCCGATGCCTGCGGACAATGGTCCAGAGGCATTTGTATCAATGCCTCTAGGGGGTAATTTTGAGGAAACTGCAATTTCCGCAGAAGAGCTTGGATTAACTGAAGATGATGTTCGTTATTTAAAGTTGCGTTGGGGGCGTGCTTATAAACCAGAAGAATGGATTTATTTGGAACGTTTTTACCGCAATTTTGAAGAGACATATGATATTCACACAGCAGGTCATAAAGACACTTTAATGAAACTTGCAAAAGTATCTCTTAAACTCGATCAACTAATCGATCTTGGAGATATTGAAGGTGCGCAAAAGGCTGAAAAAATGTATGATAGCTTAATGAAGAGTGGCTCTTTTACCGCACATCAAAACAAGGAGGAAGAAAAACGTGGAATTGATTCTCTTGGAGAAGTTGTTGCTCTTTGTGAATCAAAGGGCTTTATACCCAGATATTATGTTGATAGCCCAAAAGATAAAGTTGATAGAGTATTGCAAGACTTACAAGAATATACTCGCTCTCTTATTATGGAGGAAACTAATATCGGTGACCTCATTGACAACGCGGTTCGTCAGATTGAGTTAGACAAACAAAAAGAGGCTGAAGCTGATTTAGATGGTCAGACAGAAGAAGAGGCTTTAGAAGAATCTCTATTCTCTGAAAATAAGCAGTATCTTTCCGATAATGCATTTACTGAATTTGGAGAATTTGAAGAAGAGTTAGAGGAAGAGAATGAAAAACTATTCTCAGAAGGAGAATAGTTATGTCATTACAAGATATTTTAGATCAACAAAAACAAGAAGATTTAAATGGTGTATCTCAAACAATTTGAGATTTATTAGATATTAAAAAATCAAGAAAAGTCGGCATATCGCATGAGCGTATTGATAATGTAATTTCTATAGCACGAGATTATATATCATACTGAAGAGAATATCCTGATATGTTTATAGATTTCTTACAGACAGGAATAGATGGAACTATTCCTGAAACAGGTTTAAGATTTTATTTCTATCAGAGAGTATTCTTGCGTGCCGCTATGCGTTATCGTTATGTTTATGCGGTATTCCCTCGTGCATATTCTAAATCATTCTTGTCAGTATTAACATTAATGTGTAGATGTATTTTATATCCAAGAGCAAAGTTGTTTGTAACTTCTGGTGGTAAAGAACAATCTGCACAAATTGTTAAAGAAAAAGTTCAAGAATTATGTACTATGATTCCTGCGCTTGATAGAGAACTTGACCGTCGTTTAGGTAAAACTCGAGAAGGTAAAGACTATGTTATTTATATGTTTAAAAATGGTTCTTACTTTGATAATATTGCGGCAAGTGAAAAATCAAGAGGTAAGCGTCGTCATGGCGGTCTTGTAGAAGAGTGTGTAGGTGTAGATGGAGATATTCTTCAGCAGGTTATTATTCCTACCATGAATATTTCAAGACAGTGTATGGATGGAAGTACACATAATGAGGAAATTCTTAATAAATCACAGTTGTATATTACTACGGCAGGATTTAAAGGAACTTTTGCATATAATAAACTAATACAAACTTTGGTTCAAATGGTAACTGAACCAGATAAAGCCTTTGTAATGGGTGGTACATTTAAAATACCAGTTATTGCGGGCTTGCTTGATAAAGATTTTATTACCGACTTAAAGAAAGATGAAACTTTTAATGAAATTTCATTCTTGCGTGAGTATGAAAGTAAATGGGCTGGTTCTTCTGAAGATGCGTTCTTTAAAGGAGAAGCATTTGATAGAAACCGAGTTCTCCAGAAGCCAGAATATGAAGCATCTGGTCGTGCCAATGTTCAAAGTTATTATGTTCTTGCAATGGACGTTGCGCGAAAGAATACTGGACGAGATGGATGTGATAGCGTAATTTGTGTATTTAGAGTTGCGCCACAGGGTTATGGTGAAGTTTCATTAAAATATTTAGTAAATATTTACTCTCTTACAAATATGCACTTTGAAGATCAGGCAATTTGGGCGAAGCGTTTGTTCTATAAATACAAGGCTCGTAAAATTGTAATTGATGCCAACGGTCTTGGTATTGGTCTTGTCGATTATATGGTTAAGTCACAGGTTGACCCATTAACAGGTGATGAATATCCTGATTTTGGTGTTGACAATGATGAAGAAGCATATTATAAGAGATTTAGAACAAACAATACAGAACAAGATGCAATGTATTTAATTAAAGCGAATGCACCAATTAATACAGAAGCACACTCAAATGTTCAAACTCAACTTACTTCAGGTAAATTAAAATTCCTTATTGATGATCGTGCGGCTAAGGTAAAATTGCTTGGAACACAAAAAGGAAAACAAATGACACCTGAGGAAAGGTCAGAATACTTAAAACCTTATAATCTAACTTCCATATTAAAAGAAGAGATGCTAAATCTTCGTGAAGAAAATGAAGGTGTTAATATTATATTAAAGCAAGCAAATAAATCTATTCGTAAGGATAAATTTTCTGCACTTGAATATGGATTATACTATATTAAACAATACGAAGATAGTAAGCGTAAGAAAAAGAAACGTTTCGTTGCATCAGAATGACGATTCAGTTCCCATATCGGAGGTTAATTATGAGAGCAAGTAGAGGCGAAATTAAGATTGAAGAAATATTAGAAGAAGCAGGATTGAACTTTAAAATGGAAGTATCTTTTGAGGGTTTGAATAGTCCAAATGGGAAACCTCTTCGTTTTGACTTTGCGGTTTTTGATGACGATGGTAATCTTGATTTTCTTATTGAATATCAAGGACGTCAACATTATGAAGCCAGTGGCAAGTTTGGCGGCAAAAAGGGTTTATACCAACAGCAGTTCAACGATGCGAAAAAACGTAGATTTTGTCAGCTCCATGACATAAAATTAATCGAAATTCCTTATACTGATGAGTATATTTTAGATTATGATTATATTATGACAAGGGCTGGTTATTAGGAGGTGAGACCTTGGCCAGTAAAGAAGAAAGACAGGAACAAATTAGAGAAAAAGGTTTTTCTATGAATGGTTCTTCCCAATATGGGAAAATAAAGGTCGGAACAAAGATTCTTGAAGATGCGGTTATTAATTTAGGAACTTACCAAAAATTAAAGGATACTTCATGTTTAAGATTTTATGATAAAGTAGCAATATTGCGCGCAATTGCGGAAAAAGATATTCGAGCAATTCGCGCAATATCTGACTTCTTTTATCGCACCAATGGTATTTATCAAAGAATTGTAAATTATTATTCAACTATGTATAGATATGATTGGTACACTGTTCCTACTATTTATGATGATAAAGTTCTTAATAGCGAAGAAAAAAGTAAAAAAGTTACTGCTGAATGATTTAAAGTAATAGACTATTTGGATAATACGAACATTAGAGAAATTACTCAAGATATCACTTTTAAAGTTATTAAATATGGTGTATGTTATGGGTATTTGATCGAGGGAAAAGAAGGCATTCTTTTCCAAGAGTTGCCAGTTGATTATTGCCGTTGTAGATATTATGTAAATAATCTTCCTGCAATAGAATTTAATATGGCGTATTTTGATCAAAAATTTCATGATGTTAATTATAGAATGAAAGTTCTCAAAATGTTTCCAAAAGATATCCAAAAAGGTTATGTCCTTTGGAAAGAGAGAAAATTAACTCCTGATTTTGAAGGAGATACAAGTGGTTGGTATTTGCTTGACCCAGGAAGCGCTGTTAAGTTTTCTTTACCAGGAACCAATGAGATTCCATTTTTTATTAATGTAATTCCATATTTGTTAGATTTAGATGCAGCACAGGATTTAGATCATCGTAAACAATTACAGGATTTACTAAAAGTAATTGTTCAGAAATTACCTATTGATAAAAATGGTGATTTAATTTTCGATGTAGATGAAGCAAGAGATATTCATAATAATGCAGTAGCAATGCTTCAACATGCTATTGGCACTGATGTTATTACAACATTTGCTGATGTTGAATCTATTGATTTATCTGATGCTTCAAATGTTGATAATGATGATTTAGAGCGCGTTGAGCGTTCTGTATATAATGCTGCAGGTGTTTCTAAGAATTTATTTAATTCAGACACGAATTTATCTATTAATAACTCTATTTTACAAGATGAAGGCTTAATGCGCAATTTAAAGTTGCAATTCGAGAAATTATTTGATACAATAATTCAGAGAAGAATGCCTAATAGAAAGAAATATACTTTTAGATTTTATATTTTAGATACAACTCAATATAATTATAAAGAATTATCAAAGATGTATAAAGAACAAATGACTGTTGGATTTGGTAAGATGCTTGCGCAAATTGCGTTAGGTCATACACAAAATTCAATTTTGGCAACAGCATTCTTTGAAAATGATGTATTATCACTTAGCACTGTTATGATTCCACCAATGATGTCTTCTACAATTGGTAGTGAAGATATTCAAACTTTGGGCAAAGGAGGTAAAACTCAACCTTCTGAAGGTCAAAATACTACAGGAAGTGATAATAAGGGTGGTAGACCAGCTAAAGAAGCAACAGAACTTTCTGATAAAACCATCCAAAATAAAGAAAGTCAGAAGTAGGAGGAAATTAAATGCCACAGCACACAAGTATAGCATTAAATTCTCCAGTTGAAATTCTTCATGATTTGGTACCACTAAACCCACTTATTAGTAAATGCCAAATCAAGGTTTGTTATGTAGGAGATGAGCCAAACCGCAACGGTAGCGTTATTACAAAAGCTGTTGCGAGAGAAATGGCAAGATCCCTTCCTGGCTCTCCTATCGTTGGTTATTACAACGAAACAAGTGAAGACTTTGAAGGACATAATCAAATTATTGATATTTCAAATGGAGAGTGGAAATTTAAGGACACCACTCAACCTTATGGTTTCGTAGATTGAAACGCTAAGGTTTGGTTCCAGAAATTCCTCGATGATGGGGTTGAACATGAATACCTCATGACTGAGGGATATTTATGGACAGGTCAGTATCCAGAGGCAAAACGTGTTATTGAAAAAGGTAACAATCAGTCTATGGAACTTGACGAGAATACTTTGCAGGGATTTTGGTCAGAAGATGATAATGGAGGACCTTCTTTCTTTATTATCAATGAAGCTATAATCTCTAAACTCTGTATTCTTGGGGAAGATGTTGAACCTTGCTTCGAGGGTTCTCAGATTACCAGAGTTCAGTTCTCTTTTGAAGAGAGCATGCAGAAGAAATTATTTAGTATGATGGAACAGGTTAAAGAGATTATTAAAGAAGGAGGTAATTCCGTGGAGAATGAAGTAAAGAATCCAGAAATGGAAAATGAAGAAGTTAAGCCAGAAGAAGAAACTCCTGAAGTAGAACAGGAAGAAAAGCCTGAAAAAGAGAATCCTGAAGAACCTGAAGTAGAAGCTCCAGAGAAAGAGGACGAACCTGAAGAGGAGCAACCTGAAGAAGAAGAGGAAACTCCTGAGGAAGAGGGCGAAGTTAATAAATATAATCTTGACGAAATTCAAGAATATATAGAATTAAAGGCTAACTATGAAGAGTTAGAAACTAAATTCAACGAAATGAAAGCTGATTATGACAAGCTTGTAGAATTCAAGAATGACGCTGACCGCAAGGAAAAGCAAGCCATGATTGACCAGTTCTATATGCTTTCTAATGAAGACAAGAAAGATGTAATTGAGAATATTGACAATTACTCTGTCGATGAAATCGAAGCAAAGCTTTCTGTAATTTGTGTTCGTAACAAGGTAAGTTTTGATCTTGACGATGATAGTGAAGATGAGGATAAAACTCCTACATCTATCTTCAATCTTGAAAATGATGGAATTGAAGATGATATCACACCTGCTTGGATCAAAGCAGCTTTAGCTACGAAGAAAGAAATGGAATAATATAGGAGGAAGACAAGAATGGCTAAAACAAGATTAAGTGAAAAAGCCACATATGTCACTCGTGGTTACGGACAAGTTGAACCTAACCATTTATCAGCTCAGAAGACAGGTCAGATCTATGCACAGTTACCTGCAGCAGCAGATATTGACATTCTTGAGAATGGTCAGTTTGCTACTTATAACTATGCTGCAGCTGATGGTGGAGCGGTAGATTTTGAAGGTGCTGGCGAGTGGATGATGGTCTTTAACGAAATTAAGCTTTATCGTGATTTCGAACAGGATTGCGATTTTGCAATGAAGAAAGAAGATTATGTGGCTCGTGTATATAGCCCAATTGATGGCACTCAGCCATTAACTGAATGGCAAGCTCGTTTCTATGGACCAAAAGATTCTAATGGTGAAGATAACGCTGAACGTGTAACAACTCCAGCAACACCTTATGAAGTTGATTCTACAGACGATCCATTCAAAGTAACAGAAAATTATAAGAAGCCTAAGTATATGCCAGAAGGAACACGTATGGTTCCTCGTCTCTTTAAGATTAATGTTGGTGATATTTATACAACTAATACAATCAAGGCAGAGCCAGGTAGCCTTAAAGTTGGCGATATGCTTACACCAGATACAGATGGTTATCTCAAGGTCGGTGAAGGTGCAGATGCACTTCATCCAACCCTTCAGGTTGTTAAGGTTTACACAATGCCTGATATGCAGCCTGGTGTAAAGGTTATGCGTGTTAAGTAATAGAAAGGAGTAAAGGACATGTTAGATAAGAAGAATTTCGTACAATTAGCTAAGATTGTTGCTAAAGCTGATCCTAAGGCTCCTCAGGCGTATAGCTACAATGGTGCTAATTTTAGCTACAATGAACTCAATGAAACACTTCGTAAGGAGTTCAATGAAATCGCTGGTACATACCAGTTATATCGTGAAAATAAGAATTTAGTATTCTCTATTATTGAAGAAACATTAAATGATGTTCTTCCTAAGAGAGTTATTGACAACTACGGTCAGTTTGCTGAAGTTAAGACTTTCGGTCAGGGCGATAAGCCAATGTTCCGTAGAAAGATTGATGGCACAAACCGTGCTAAGCAGTTCATTACAAGAGTAGGACTTGCTGGTAACTATGAAGTATTCAAACTCGCTAAGAGTTCTGAAAGCTTCGAAGTTCCAACTAGTGCTATCGGTGGAGCTGCACAGATCGGATTCGAGGAATTTCTCGACGGTCGTGCTGACTTCGCAGAACTCACAAATATCGTAATGGAAGGTATGGATGACCTCGTTTACGAAGAAATTGGTAAGGCTCTTGAGGGTGCTATTAACCAGCTCCCAGCTATGAACCGTGTTGTTGCTACAGGATTTGATGCAGCTGCTTTCGATGAACTCGTTCGTCTTGCTGAATCTTATGGTAATGTAACAATTTACTGCACAAACGAATTCGCAGTTAAGATGATTCCACAAGAAGCTTGGAGATACACAGAAGCTATGAAGGATGAACTCTATAGAACAGGTCGTCTTTCTGGTTATCGTGATAAGAATGTTGTCATTCTTCCAAATGCTTATAAGGATGTTGTTGAAGGCAAGGAAAAGGTTATTGATCCATCTTTCTGCTGGATTATTCCATCCGGTGCTGATACAAAGCCAGTTAAGGTTGCATTCGAAGGCGATACTCTCGTTGATGAACGTGCAAATCGTGACTGGAGTCGCGAAATTCAGGTCTATAAGAAGGTTGGCGTAACTTGCATGATGAATAATGCAATTTGCGTTTACAAGGATACATCTCTCACTAAGGAAGGTGCATTCAAGCTTACAGATACTGTTAAGAATATTGTCACTGTTGAACAACAGGGTTAATTTCAATACAAACCAAAGGGGAGTAGGGGTAAAATCCCCACTCCCCTTATTTTCATTAAATAGAGAAAAAGGAGATATATTATAATGGCAAAGAATGATAGTGTAATTGTAGAAAACCGTACTGCCGCAAAAGTAATTTACAGTATTCCTGATAGGGGTATTCGTAGAGAAATTGCGCCAGGTCAGTCAATTAGAACTACAAAAGATGAAATTGAAGCATTATCTTATGTAAATGGAGGATTAGATCTCATTAGAAACCACCTCTTGGTAAAAGATGACGAGATTCTTGATGATTTAAATATTAATCGAGAACCTGAGTATTATATGAATGCTAATGACGTTCTTAATCTTTTAAAAAATGGAAGTCTTGATGAACTCCTCGATGCATTGGATTTTGCTCCAGAGGGTGTTATTACTTTAATTAAAGATCTTAGTGTTGAACTTCCTTTAAATGACTTTGCAAAAAGACAGGCTATTATGGAAAAGACTGGTTTTGATGTAAGTGCAGCTATTGCTAATTATCAGGCTAATAATGCTCCAGATACAGATGAACCAGCAGCTCCTGCACAGCCTAAGAGAGTTCGTAGAACACAGCCTAAGATTAAAAAGGCGGATGCTGCACCTGTAAAAGTAATTAAAAAGACTGCTGAATAAAAATGAAGGAGGAGATATCCATGGGAACTCAGTTCACAGAAGTATATAATCGCTTCCTCAGCATGATTACGGATGATATGTACATGGAATTAACTCCAGAAGACACAGCAAGGGATCTTAGATCCCTTTTAATTAACGCTATTCCTGGATTTGAATTTCCTCGTAAAAATCTAATGGATTATTCAATAGAAACTCTTGTTATCAGAGAAGATACTGTTCAAGAAACAGATTTTATTATTGGTGTTGTTTGGGATACTCCAGATGGACCAGAAGATGAAAATATTCCTGATGTTTATATTGAGCGTTCTCATTTTACAGATGATTTAACTCCAGAAGAACAAAATATTCTTGCACTTCTTATGATGTGCGGTTGAGTTCAAAGACAAGTTACTTCTATTGAAAATACCCGTATGAAATATAGCGGTTCAGATTTTAAAATGACCTCACAAGCCAATCATTTAGCCAAATTACTAAGTCTATTGTCTGAATGTCAAAGACAATCTTTTCACATGCAACGTTTATATAAACGCAGACGTTTAGATGATGTCGGTAAGTTTGAATCTAATTGAGATGTTTTTAGAAATGGCGTTTATGGTGACTACAAAATATAATTTTGATATACCTGATGAAAGTTGTCAATCTGACGTAAATAGACTAACAAATCAATTATGAAAGCTTATCCCAATGCGTGAAAATGAAGAGAATTGATTGGAGCAGTTAAATACCGTGATTATAGAGATTGCGGGACTTGGAGAAATCTTTAATAAAAGTGATAAATTCTTAATTCTTTTAAGCAAATTAGAAGGATTGAGAGTCACCGAAGTTGCTTTTTCTACATATAGAAAAACTGTGTTTGAATCAATTTCCTTATTAAGAGAGGTTATGTATGGCTAGTTCTCAATATCATGGAATTAGTATGATGGCGAAAAGGCTTGATTGGCGAGGAGGTTTTCCTCAACAAGATAGAATGATCAAAGATAAAAGATGAACTTTGGATCATGCAGTAAAATATTCTTATCAAGCAGCAAAGATAAGACATACAGATTCTGAAAATTTAACCGAAGCGCCTTCTTTGATAAATCCAGATAAGACAAAACAAAATTATGATGATAAGATTGTTTCTGTTGGATATGAATATGGATTTCAACCAGGAGACGTTTTTGATTGGTTAAATACTGGTACAAAGTGAATTATTTATCTTCAAGATTTAACAGAGTTGGCTTATTTTAGAGGAGAAATAAGACGATGCAATTATCAGGTTTCTTGAAAGGGTGAAGATGGTACAATATATACGCAACATCTTGCGGTTCGAGGACCTGTTGAAACAAAAATTAATTTTATTCAGAAGAATGGCATTAGTGTAGATGAACCTAACCATTCTCTAGATATTTTAATGACAAAAACCCCAGAAGCATTACAATATTTTCAACGTTACGCAAAATTTTATTTAAAAGGCATTGAACGTGCAGATAAAAAGATTTGCTGAAGAGTTGAAGCCGTTGATACTATTAGTATGCCTGGCATTATTCAAGTCGTTGCTGTAGAATACTATGCTAATGAAACTAAGGATGATATTGTTGATGGAGTAGCTAATGGTTTAGTATTAGATCCAGTAGATCCAAATGAAGAAGATGGAATTAACGATATCATTGAAGGTCCTACTTTTATTAAGCCTAGAGTTGAGTATAGTTATTTCTATAGAAAGAGACAGGAATCTGCGCGTTGGTCTCTTGTAACGAAAAACAGTCCTGCGGAGGTTGTTAAGATTGATGGTCATAGAATGACCGTTAGATGGAACAGTTCTTATCATGGACAGTTTGAAATTGCTTGTAATGGTTACAAGAAAACTATCGTGGTAGAGTCTTTATTTTAAGGGAGAAAATGGAGTGTATGATAATTAATAATTATGAGATACCGCATTCTTCTTTTATGGCTGTAGATAAAGATTTACAGCTTATAACAGAATGAATGATGAAAAATAAAAACTTATGTAAAATGCTTTATTATACAGATAGAGATGCATTAGATAGACCAGCTCTTTCTAGTGCGCAAAAAGCTGATTTATTTGGTAAGCAAATAAAGATAGTACCTAAACTATATGTAGATGGGAGTGTTTTGGCATATGTAATTATTTCAATGGATAATTTCACAAGAAGTGCGAATCCGGAATTTCGTGATAATATAATATCTTTTGATATTGTCTGTCATTTTGATCAATGGCAGTTGAAAGACTTCCAGTTGCGTCCATACCGAATTGCCGCAGAGATTGATTCAATGTTCGATAATAAGCGACTAACGGGTATAGGTGAATTACATTTCGTGGGAGCGAATCAAATTATTTTAAATGATGAATTTGCAGGACTCACTCTTATGTATGAAGCTATTCATGGCGGAGAAGATAAAAAGAAGACGCCTAATCCTATTGATCAAAATCAATTTGAAAAAGATTTCGATGAATTATTTAATGATAGATAATTTATGAAAGATATTGACCTTGCATTATTTACTGGGGTTGATATTCCTATACCAGAATGTCAGTTAATCATTCATCAACCTACGATTAAAGAAATCTCAATGGTTGGCGAACGAGAATTTTTGGCTGGTATAAGAGTATTAGCTATCAGTAAAGAAGACTTGGATAAGGGCGGAAATAATTTATCAAATACTCCTAATTTTCAAATATTTATGACAATAATGGAGGCCGAAGAAGCAAAAGACACCAAGGAGGCTGTTAGAGAAGCTTTATCTTTAATAATTCCTAATTGTAAGGTAAATTTTACTCCTCGGTCATTATTGTTAAATTATAATGGAACAAATACCATTATAGATGAAGGAAATTTTGAATATTTCCAAGATGTTTTACGGCAAGTATTTTGTTTGAAGAAAAAAGAGGATGATTATAATCCAGTAAATGCTCAAGCTGCGAAAATTGCAGAGAAAATTAAAAAAGGCAAAGCAAGAGTGGCTCATTTAAAAGGAGAAGATGTTGGCAGTATTTATGCTAGATACATCTCAGCTTTGGCTATTGGATTACAAATACCTTTACAAGATTTATTAAATTGTACTATATATCAAATTCAAGATCTTTTGGAAAGATTTTCTCTTTGAACAAATTGAGACATTGATATTAAGTCTAGACTTGCTGGGGCTGAGGCCAAAGGCAAGCCTGAAGACTGAATGAGAAATATCCATAAAGATTAATTTAGAAGGAGGAAAAAGCCCATGAAATATGGTGTTCGTGACGTCGTTGACGTTGTACTAAGAGCTAAGGGAACAATGGATCTTGGAAACAAACGTTTCTACAAGAATGAACCTGTATTATATTTCGATACGCTTACTACTTCCACATTAGAGGGTGCTTCCACAACTGTATATGCGCAGGGTGGTAAAGGTAACGCTCGTTTAATGGCTTGGGAAGGTGAACGTACTGTTACTTTCACAATGGAAGATGCTTTGATCTCACCAGAAAGCCTTTCTATTCTTACTGGTGCAGGTTTAATTGAAGCTTCTGAAGCTGCTCCTATTTATCAGCACATTGTTGAAACTACAGATGATTATACTCTTGGCGATGGCAGTTTAACAGTTAATGTTGAAAAACTACCTTTCTTACCAAAACCACCAGTTGCTGATAGTGATCCAGCAATTCCAGTAGAGGAAGAGAACTATGCTTGCGTAATGTTTACTAAGGATGGCGAAATCGTTTCTGAACCTTATATCGTTAGTCAGCAAGAAGCAAATGGAATTCAGCAGACAACAGATGGCAAGTATATTATTGTTGTTAATGAACATACTTGCAACTTCGGTAAGAGATGCCATGACTCTGGTGAGGTATATACACCAGCAGACCTTGCTCTTGATGAAAGCAAAGCAAATGGTGTATTAGTAGATTACTACACACCTGTTAAGAAGGGTGCTAAGCAGATTGAAATTGATGCTGAAAAGTTCGCTGGTTCTTACTACCTTGAAGGTTCTACTCTTTGGAGAGATACTAATGGTGTAGATCACCCAGCAGAATTCATTATCCCTAACTGCAAGATTCAGTCCGCATTTACATTTACAATGGCTGCAACAGGCGATCCATCTACATTTACATTCACAATGGATGCATTCCCTGATTACACTCGTTTTGATAGAACACACAAAGTATTCGCTGTTATTCAGCTTATGGAATCCCAGACAGCTGCTTCTGATGCCGAAAATGATCTCCATCGTGGTAGAACATGGCATGCAGACGGTGTTGCATCTCGTGTATATGAAGATGAGGGAATTGATAACCACGATAACTAATAGCGGAGGTATAAACTATGTTTTCTCGCTCTAAGAAAAAGAGTAGTTCTGTTAAGACAGTAAAAAAGCAGGCTGCTGTTTCAATCATTAAACCTGGGCAGGGAACTAAGGTAGAAGAGCCACCACTAGATTTATCTATGGCTAAAATTTCTATTATTAAACCTGAAGGTGGTTTAATGGTTCAAGTTGATGAAACTGAAGGAGAGGAAGACGAATAGTCTTCCTCTTTTTTTGTTTATTGAGGTGATAATATATGGCAGCATTATTTCCTATTAACCAAAGAGAGATTATAAGTATAGCTAATCAATTAGATGAAATGAGCTTAGATGAAGCTGGTCAAGAATTTGTTGATAAAATGAATACAGAAGTTGTCCCTGATATAAAGGAAATTGCTAATAATTTTATTAATAAAATGAATTCATATACGAAAGATATTGAAAATTTTAAAGAACAATTGAAAAAACAAAGAGATTATAGAAAACAAATAAAAAATAACAAAAAAGGTTCATCTGACCCTGCTTTATTAAAATATAAAGAATTACAAGAACAAACAAGTGCTTTTTTAAAAAGTAATACTGTAAAAACTATGCTGGCAGAAGCAGAAAAATTTCAAATAGAAATGAATGCATTAATTGGCCAAGTAGTAAAAACAATATATGTCTATCAAGATGAAGAAGGTAATCCAGAATTATATGAAATTTCTGGAACAGAACTCTTAAGTCCAAGTGTTAGTAGTAGAACTCAAAATATAGTAGGAAGATTTCGTTTAGATAATGCTATTAAAGATTTAGATGCAACTACTGCAAATGAACATATTAAAAAATTAATTCAATCGAATGATTATGTTTTTAATAAGCCAAATTTAGATGAAGCTTATAAAGAAAGTGTTTGAAGATATCAATATAGTAAATTAAAAAATTTAAAATTGGTTATGTGATTAAATCAACAAAAAGAATGAAAAATAATGAAAGTTTCATCTTTAGGAGACATTCATGAAGCTTATGCAACAGTAATTTTATTAAATAAAGTTCCACCAGATTTTGGTTGATCTATTATTGATCTTAACGTAGGAGATTTTATGACTTTTTATGTAGCCAAAGTAGATAATGAATCTGGTTTATTAGCAGGAGACGTTACTATCGGTAATATTGAATATGCGATAAAATCTGCTGATGCTTCAATGTTAGGAATTAGACAAATGGTATTATTAGCAGAATTAATTCAAAAAGATGTCATTAAAGATATTTCCGATTTATTAAAATATAAACAACTTTTACACAATAAAGCAAGAACTAGAAATAGAACGGTAGAATGAACAAATAAACAATTTCATTCAATATTTAGTGATGAAGTTTTAGATTATTTTGACAAACAAATAGAAATGATGTTATAATATAGGAGAAAAAGGAGGTTTGGTTATATGGCAAAACCAACATTCAGTAAGTTAAAGCTTACCGCGAACGCAGAAGAAAAAGAATTTACTTGAGAAGATCAAGTAATTAAAGTTAAACAATATTTATCCATTGAAGATAAATTACAACTTATTTCGCAAGTGCTAAATTCCGCAGCAGATGAAAATAGGTTTTATAATAAAGGTAAAATTGATATGTATTTTAAGATATATATAACTTATTTTTATACAAATATTAATTTCACTGATAAGCAAAAAGAAGAAGTTATTAAGACCTATGATGCACTTTATTCTTCTGGACTTTGGGATTGTATCAAGAAAGCAATTCCAGAAGAAGAATTAAATTATGTATATGACTTGGTAATTGATGCAATAGAACAAATTTATAATTATCAAAATTCTATTTATGGAATTTTAGATGCAATTTCTACTGATTATGAAGGATTAAATTTAGATATTCAAGAATTATCTAAAAAACTTGGGGATAAAGAAGGCGTTCAGTTTCTTGATCAAGTATTAACCAAGATGGGTTAATTTAGGTTAATTTGATTTAAGATATTAAGAAGAATGTATATACCCGTGAGGATTTTTCTTCACGGGTATTTTTTTATATAAGGAGAGAAAGGAGCCAAAATATGCCAAAACAGTTGAATGTGAATATGTCCTTTACGGCAGATACATCGCAGGCACGAAAACAATTGCAAGATTTGCAAAAAATGTTAGATAGTTTAGCATCTAGTTCTGTTAAAAATAATGTTGGTAAAACAATGGATGCAGATTTGCAAAAAGCGATTGTTTCAGCAAGACAGTTAAAGGATATGATTGCTGAGGCTTCTAATACTAAAACTGGAAATTTAGATTTATCTAAATTTTCTCAAGAAATTCAAAAAAGTGGTAGAAGTATTCAACAATACGCTCAAGATTTAAGTAATTTAGGGCCAGAAGGTAGTCAAGCTTTTATGCAGTTAGCACAATCTGTTGCTGCTGCAGAAGTGCCAATGAAACGTACTTTTGGTTTATTAGATCAATTTAAAGTAACTCTTGCTAATGCTGCAAGATGGCAAATTTCAAGTTCTGTATTACATGGTTTTATGGGCGCTCTTCAAGGTGCTTATGGATATGCTCAAGATTTGAATAAGTCATTAACAGATATTAGAATTGTTACTGGTCAATCTACCGAACAGATGGCTCAGTTTGCTGAACAAGCAAATAAATCAGCACAAGCTTTAAGTACAAGTACCTTAGCTTATACTGACGCATCCCTTATTTATTATCAGCAAGGTTTAGATGCAGATGAAGTAGCAGCTCGAACAGAGACGACTTTAAAAATGTCTAATGTAACTGGTGAATCTGCAGATGAAGTATCTAGTTACATGACTGCTATTTGAAATAACTTTAGAAAAGGTGGCGAATCTCTTGAATCATTTGCAGATAAAATCACTGCATTAGGTGCGGCAACTGCTTCAAGCTCTCGCGAAATCGCTGGTGGATTACAACAATTTGCCGCAATTGCTGATACTGTTGGTTTAAGCTATGATTATGCCGCAACAGCACTTGCTACAGTAGTTGCTCAAACTCGTCAATCTGAATCTACTGTTGGTAATGCGTTTAGAACTATTTTCTCAAGATTAGAAGGTCTTCAGATGGGAGAAACTCTTGAGGATGGAACTGATTTAAATAAATATTCTAGTGCTTTGGCAACTATTGGTGTTAATATTAAAGATCAGAATGGTGATCTTAAACAAATGGATACCATTCTTGAAGAAATTGGTGCTAGATGACAAGATTTAAGTAGAGATCAACAGGTTGCTTTAGCACAAACTGTCGGTGGTGTTCGTCAATATTCTAATTTAATCGCATTATTTGATAATTGAGATACTTTTCAAAAGAATCTTAGTGTTGCTCAAAACGCTGAAGGAACTCTTCAAGAACAAGCAGATATTTATGCAGAATCTTGAGAAGCTGCTCAAAAACGAGTTAAAGCTGCTTGACAAGCGCTTTATCAAGATTTAATTAATGATAAATTTTTTATTACATTATTAAATGGTATAACAAAAGTTGTTCAAGGATTAGATGATTTAATAGATTCAGTAGGCGGTCTTAAGGGAGTGTTACCTATTATTGGTTCGCTTCTTACAACTATATTTGCAAAAGATTTAGCGCATGGAATTGAAACTGCTGTCTATAATTTTAAAGTATTTACTGGCGCTGCAGAGGAAAGTGCTAATGAGGTAGCAAAAACTTTTCAGGGAAGTGCTGAAGCATTGGCTCAAAATTTAGAAGATGAGGGCTATAAAGCGGAGGCAAAAGGATTAAAAGATCAAATTGATTTTACTATAAAGCTTCGTGAAAATACAGCTGCAATTTCAGAAGAAAATCGTAAGTGGTTATTATCTGTAAATGAATTAACTAAAGAATATGCTGCTGCTTGGAAAGAAGCGGAAAAATTAAAGATAGCAACCGAAGAAAATCAAACTGCTATTGCTAATAAAGCTAGAGATATTGTTGGTGAAGAAATAACAGATACTAAAACAAGAACTACAGCTAGATCAGAAATTAGTCAAAATATAAATCCAGAAGTTTTTCAAGATAAAATACAAGAATTTGTAAATAATCAAAATCTTTTACAAAAAGCATCTGAAGAATTTTCTAATGCTGCTGAGAATGCAGGAAATATTGGCTTATTACGTTACACAAAAACGTTAGAGGATGTAAATTTAGCCTCAAATGATGCAATAGATTATCAAGACGGTTTGCGAGAAGCTATCGCTGAAACTGGGAAAATTTTAAATTCCAATCAATCAGAAGAAGCAAAAAAGGAAGCTTTACAAAGATTAGCTAAAGCTTTTGAAGAAGCCGCACAAAGTAGTCAAGCATTAACTGATTATTTAAGAGATGATGCTGTTGCTACTGCACAAAAATTAGCACATGATTATGGGTTATCTGAAGAAGCTACAAAAAGATTGATACAAGCCTTTAAAGAAGCCGCAGATAATGTTTTAGAATTAAATAAAAGAACAGAAGAGGCAACACATGCCCAAGAGAATTATAATTCAGCTTTAGACAGGGCAAAAGCGGCCTTTGATGGAGCAATGCAATCTGCTGATAAGTATTCTGAATCTATAGTAAAAGGATTGAGGGGAATTACTCAATTATTAACAGGAATTACATCTTTAGGAAAAGCAATAGATACTTTAAAAGATAAAGATATTCCATTGTTAGATAGATTGAAATCTGCATTACCTTCTATTTCAATAGGCTTTTCTAGTTTGCATTTTGGAGCAAAAACAGTTACTCCTATTATAAATAATGTTACTACAGCTTTAGGCGGCACTGTTAGTGCTACCGCAGCTGCTAGTAGCGGTATTGGTAGTTTAACAGCATCTATCGTTAGTTTTTTAGGTGTTGCTTGACCATTTGTTCTAGGAGCATTAGCTATTGGTGGAGTTGCTGCAGGACTTTGAGCATACTTTAATAAAGACGAAATTGCTGCAGATAGAGCTGCGAAAAAAACAGAAGAGTTAAAAACTGCTTGAGAAGAAGCTAAAGCTAGTTTTGATGAATTATATAATGGATTAACTTCTTACCAAGAAGCTAGAGACGCATTAGATGATTTAAAGCAAGGAACTCTTGAGTGGAATCAAGCAGTTCAAAAGTTAAATCAACAAGTAATGGATCTTATAGAAAAATATCCAGAGCTTGCTAAGTATATGACAAATGAAGGCGGAGTTTTAGGCATCTCTGAAAAAGGATGACAAGATTTCGTAAATCAAGAATATACTAAAAGTTTAGATAAACAATTTGAATATGTTAATCAAAAATCTGTTAATCAAAGTGATCTAGATCAAATAGTAGATTTAAAGAAAATTGGTCAAAAGGCAGTTATTGATTACGTAGATGAAGATACTGGTGAAATAAATGGTACTGGTCAAAGTAATTTAAGTCCAGAGTTATTAAAGAGATTAGCAGAGTCTTTTGGCGAAGATGCTAATATTTTTAGCGGTAGTGTAGAACAAGTTGCTAAAAATTTAGAAGAAGCTGGTTATACTGCTGAAAATGTAGGATTTAATATTAGATCTTTAGCAACTGCATTGGTAGAAAATAAAGATGTTGTAAATGCTGTCACTACTGCTTGAGACGCTTTAAATCAGGCTGAAACTGCGAATACCACATTACAACGTAATTATTTAGATTCTATTGTTAATAATGAAGCTGGTTCTTGACTAGAAGAAAATGCTGGCGAAGATGCTGGTTTTATAAAAGACTATATCGTTGATCAAATTTTAGGTGATTGACAAGAGGGTGAAATTCAAAATTTAGGAGATATAGTAGATCATTTAAATACAGAATTAGATAATTTTGCTAATAATATTGCAGACTATAGAGAAAAAGCTCTTGATAATAAATTATCAAATATTACGGATACTGTCTATGATAATGCTGGATTAACAACCGAAGAAAGCAAAGAAAATTTAATAGGTAATATAAGAGATTTTTACAATAGTTTGGATGATGAAGATAAAAAAATCTTACTAAGTTTAGATTTAGATAAAGAAGCCTCTATAAGTGACTTAAAAGAAAGTATTGCTGAAGTTAAACAGCAAATGGCTGATGATATAGAAGGTGTTCGTACCACTTTAGATGCAGACGTTGATGAAACCGAATGAGAAACTTTAACAAATTATGTTCATGATAATGCTGATGAAATAAATAAAAATGCAGAAGCGCAAGAACGTTTATCTGAAGATTTAAAGAATAGTAAACAAGCTGCTGCACAAGTTGCTGAAGCTATTATTAGATTTGATGATGCTATTCAAGACGTTACTGATCATTACGAAGATTGAAATAAAGTATTATCAGAAGGAAGCACTCAAGAAAAGGCTAAAGCAGCAGAAGAATTGGCTGATGCATATGGCGATTTAATGGATATAGATGGTTCTGCTCTTTCTGCACCTTTCTTAGAAAGCACAGAAAATCTTGATCTTATGAAAGCAGCTATTGAGGGTGATGAAAAAGCCTATGATAGTTTAATGGAAAAAATGGGTCAAGATATTATCGCTCATTGTGATTTAGATAAAACTGCATTTGATGCAGCTTTAAATGAATTAAATGCGGAATTAGCTGCAATGGATTTTAAAAATCTAGAAATTGGAGCTAATTTAAATATTGGTTCTGCTTTACAAGCGATGGAAGATTTAGTTAATGCTGCCCATATGACTAAAGAGCAAGCTGAAGCTTATCTCGCCTCTATGGGTATCGATGCTGAAATTGAAGAACATAAAGCAGAAACAACTGACACTAAAACAGTATCTGGTTTTATTCCTACTTTAAAATGAGCTGATAGCAATGAAGGCTATACTACCACTCTAGATGAAAACGGAAATGCAAAGACAGTTCAATTGCCTGCTCATATTCCAGGAGCAACATATACAGAGGATCCAGTTACTTTAACCGAGCCAAAAGAAGAAACAGGTTTTACTTTAAAAGTTAAGTCTGCAACAAAATCATCAGGTGGTGGATTTAAATTTAAGCAATCTTCTCATGGTGGAGGAACTCAAAACCCTTCTAAAACTGGTTCTGGTAAAAAAGGTGGCGGAGGCGGTGGCGCTAAAAAGAAAACCGTTAAAGAGCATACTAAGCCTGTTAAAAATGAAGATCGCTATCATGATATAAAAGAACGTATTGAAGATTTAAATAAATCATTAACTCGTTTAGGAAAAACTGAAGATAGAATATACGGTAAGGCTAAACTCAAGTATATGGATATGGAAATCGAAAAACTTGAGGATCAAATTAAACTTACCGATGAATATATAGCAGAAATTAAAAAATATGCAGCTATTGACCAAGCTAATTTACGTGGCATTGGAATGGGTGCAGAGTTTGATGAGAATGGAATGCTCACCAATTATGAGCAAGTTCTCGCGAATATTACCAATTCTTATAATGCTGCTATTGGCGCTTATAATGGTGCAGTAGATGTATTTAATGGAAGTGCGCAAGAAGAGGGCGATAGTGAAGCTCTTGATGGCGCTAAGAAACAACTTGATGCTGCAAAAGAAACTTATGATGAAAATCAAAAGATTTTAAAGCAGTATGAAGATACTTTTAATTTACTCCAAGAGCAAGTAGATAAGCGTATAGATCAAGTATGAGCATTATTTGATATGCGCTTAAAGAAAATTACTTTTGAAGTAGAATTCGAAATTGATTGAAATGACAGAGAACTTAAATATCTTGATTGGCTCTTAGAAAATATTGGTGATACTGCTGATAAAGGTGTTGATAAAATCGCAAATCTTGCTCAGCAAATGAACGAATATGCCGACACTATTGAGTGGGCTAAGAAAGGTATTCAAGGTATCTTTGGATTGCATGGTATTAACTTTGATTTTGATAATGCTGATCCAGTAGCATTAACAGATCAATTGACTGATGCAATGCATCGTTTAAATTTTGAATCTCAATTAACCGAAGATGAAGCTAATGCGCTTCTTGATTATTGCGATACTCTCATGGAAGCCATTGATGGTATTCGTGATAAATGGAAGGCAGCACATGATGCGGTTAATGATACATGAGATAAGTGAAACGAACGTCTTGAAAGAGAAACTGATAGATTAGAAAATTATGCTAAA